GTGTTGAATCAGGAGCTTCAACTTGCTCTATGTTTTGTTCGCTCATAATGTGATTATAAGTTAATTATTGCTCGCTTTGTGTTTCAATACCAACTTGTGCTTGGCGTTGAAGTTCTTCTTGTGGTAGAATATCCACTAAATTTCGTAGGTCAGTAGCTGTTTTAGGCATACCATACTCATTAAAGTGTTGCATTACCTCTTCAATATCCTCTTGAGGCATAGAGCGCTTGCGCATATATTCCGCAGTTAGCTTCTTGATAAGAGGTAGAGACATGGCGTGATACTGCATTCCCTCGGTAATGTCTTGAAATATTTCATCAGCACTAGACAGGTCATAATGCTTCGAGTAGGTTACACCGTATCCCTCGTAGTCTTCGTCACGAACCTTAGCCATTCTTCTTAGAACCTGCATCTCTATCATTTCCATGTCCATCGCTGTAGACGCTAGTAGCCCTTGTTCTTCTACGTTATCGAATCTTTTAGCGGAGCCAGATACGTTGCTCTTAACAATGGACTTGTCTCGAACCTGAGCCATAGAAAAGATAAGCGACATCAAGTCACCAAAAATTACGTCTCTAAGGTGCTGTAAGCCCTGCATATCTGCTTGGTACAACATGTTACTAGGTATTTGCTGGTCATCAGGAATGATGATAGCCATACCTACACCCTCTTTAATGGTTCGAGAGTCGTATTGGTCGTCATCAGCGACACCAGCTAGAGACCGTACAATGGAATCTGTGAGAACAGGAATAGGATGCCCGAACAGTTCAGAACCTTTCTTCAGGTCATAGAACAACTCAGAAGAGGCTAGGTACATACCTTTTAGGGAATATCTACGTGGCTTCCCTACAATGAACGAACTGTTAGCATCCGTCTGACCCTTGAGTAGCGTGGCTGGAACCTCACCAAATGGATTAGGTATTTCCAGCGTCTTTTGTTTCTTCCCGTTCTCTTCGATGTACACGCAGATGTACTCAGGTGTGTAGGCAGTCCACTTATGCTTCTTAACGTTGTCTAAGTCGTAATACATTTGACGAGTAACAAGCAACGTGAGAGCGCCCTGCTTCACTTGAAAATTCCATATTTCGTGAGGACGCACAACAAAGTTGTAAGGAACTACGTTGCCGTCAGTGTCAGTAACAGGATTCCCGTTACCATCCATCATAAGGTCGGTTACTACTGCGCCAAACCCCAAAACCTCTTTTACGAAGAGAACCTTGTCTCGGTAAAACTCAGTGATAGAACATCCTGCATCATCAAAATTAGTTTCCTTCCACTTCCAAAAGTCTTTATTTTCAGGGTACATTCTGTTAACGTTGTTCTCGTCATAAATACGCTGCTGGGCTGAGAAGAACTTCTGCTCTAGCGGAAACAACTTCATTCTGGATAAACGCTCTCTGTACTCCTCATCCGATTCTATACTGCTCTGGTCAATGATATAGGACTTATCAGAAAACACGGTGCTAGAAATAGCTGTGTACTCATCATACTCTGCCTGAAACCAGCTGTTCATCATCTTAGCACGGTCAAGAACCACGCTGTAATACGGGTGACGAGTTTCTTTCATTACGATGTCTTCGACAGCGTCTTTGGATACGGAATATAACTTTGAGGTGTCTATCATTACTTTCTTGAGTATTGTAGGGCTATAGCGATAGCTTGTTGCTTCGTATAACCCTCTTTGATAAGTTGTCGAATGTTTTGCTGAATAATATTTGGTGAAGAACCACGCTGAAGAGGCATAACGTTACCATTTTACTTTATCCGCCCAATATGCTGCTGACATACGTCCTTTGGCTATGTTCTTTGCGTGTCTAGCCTTGAAGGATTTTTGTCTAGCCTTGCCAGCTTTAGTCTTAGGATTCTTGCCCGCACCTGATACACCCTGCTGACCAAAGCGTATGACCTTTACTTTGTTGCCCACTTTTGCTACTACAACATGAGACTTAGTAGGATGACTTGGAGTCCTTTTAGGCTTGTTATAGCCACTTACTCCGTACCTTGTAAGTTTTGGGTCTTTTTTGCTACTCATGGTGTCAAAAATATACGTATATTCCATAAAGATTCAATACTAAAGTAAGGTATTGAATTTTAGTGTAATTCAGCCATAAGTTTGACGCAATTATGGCAAATACTCCAGCAAAACCAGCCCTATACAGCCGAGTTAAATCTGAGGCTAAACGTAAGTTCAAGATATTCCCTAGTGCGTATGCTTCTGCGTGGATAGTAAAGGAATACAAGAAAAGGGGTGGAACGTACAAAGGTAAGAAGTCAGGTACAACTGGCGTAGCCCGATGGATGAAGGAGAAATGGAAGACCCAAGACGGACAGGCTTGTGGCTCTGCTAAGTTTAAAGGAGTGAAGAAATGTCGACCCACCGTTAAGGTTAGCTCTAAGACCCCAGTAACGTGGCAAGAACTACGTAAGCGTGGAGAGGGCAAGAAGGCTGTTCGTGAAAAGAGACGTGTTGGTATGGGCAAACGAGCTAAAGCTATAAAAAGAAGTTAGCGGAGCACATACATAGGGGAGGCGGAGCCTCTCTCATTACGCCAGATAGCATAATCAGTAGCATCCGACATGTGCCCCCTATCCCCATTGTCTATTTTTAGCCCTTTATCGTTCACGATAGAGTACATATAATCCTTTATGACGTGTTCGCATCGTGTGTTCACCAATAAACGCCTTTCTCCATTGGTTCCAGCATAAATTACGTTGTTTACTTTGTCTACACGAACCTTTCGTTTAGGATTTTGGATGTCTAGCTCGTTTTTATACAAAATATCGTTCTCCTCAAACACTTCTCTGACATAATCCCAATCATTTTTGCCTACACGACCATAATTACCACTTTTTTGGTTGGATGTGTTGTCCCCAGCCAATAAAACCTTCGAAATATTCCATTTTCTCAGTAATTCTACCGCTTTTAGGGCTTGTTCGGTGGTTAGAGCCTCTTTGGAGAAGATTTCATCGAAAATAATATACTGCTTAAGCCCATTACGAGCTCTTTTAACTTGGAGAAGAGCCCAACAATGAGGAGACCTGTTGAAATCAGCACAAAGCCAGACAGGATGGCTACTATCGTAATCAAGAGCCGTAAGGTTCCCATCAGGGTAGTGATTGTAGCCGTCAAAGTGTTTATAAGCCTTTCTCGTTGGGTCATCTGTTTCCTCGCTCATTTCGTACCCAAGCTTATACGACAGGAAATCCATCGCCTCTTCTTGGAGTAATCGTTGTTTACTGTGATTGGTTTCCCATAGGGGTATGTCCCAGACCTTATCTGGTTCTCTCATATCCTGCTAAATAATGTTTGCATGACGGCTCCACCATCAATGAAATAAACGGGCACACCAACATCGTCGCCCTCCGCTATTAAGGACATTGCACCTGAATGGTGCTGGTGTAGTGTTTTAAGGTCGTATGTCAGTATTGCCCATCCATTTTTACTGCATTGCTTTATAATCTCGTGTATTACCTTAGAACTTTGATTCTTTGCCAGTATCTCCCACTTCTGACCAACAAGTTCAGCCTCTATCATCTCTAAGAACTCTTCCATCTTTGTTTTTATATAGTCTATCTCGTCTTGTTCTACGTTTACCCCAAAACGGGCGTACATTATTACTTTAGCTTTCTTCATCGTGTCTCACTATGTTTCTAAGTTGTTTGGCTAGTATTTGCGGTATATCATACCATTCCCCTCTATGGTGACTGCCTCTTATTATTTTATGAATTTGGCTTTCGTATTTACGAATCTTGTTACTTCTAGCTACCCAAAGTAATCTTATATAAAAAGGATTTCCTGTTTGCATAGTGCTTAATCTTTTTTTCATGGTATCAGATGTTACTCCAAACTTGTAATAACCCTTACACTCTACGCAATACACCATACCTCTTTGTGGTTTAAACTTTGGCTTAAAGTATTTTTTTCTGTGCTTACTTCGGCACTTCTTACATCGTATCTTGTACCCATCAGGGCTATTAACGTCCTTATGGTACTCAGACATACGTTTATCTTTTTGGCACTGATAACAAATTCTACTCTCCAAAATTATTCCACTCCTCAACCATGTAACCAGTCTTATCTTCTTTTACCGATATTTGTAATACGTTAAATATACCTGACTTCATAAGCCTACTATTAGCGTCATTAGGATGGTATGGTGTACACACGCTTAAAACAATACCTTTGTCGTGTACCCTCTTAATCCATGTGTTGGATACCTTGTTCCAAACGGTCTCTCTTCTAGCCGTAGATATTCTGTCTTCATCGTTACACACATCATCAAGAATTAGGACACCAGCACGTTGTCCCGTAGTTTGGGTAAGCACGGCATACGCCTCATACGTAGGGTTACCAGTACGGTTTCTACTCTTCACAATTATGCGTTGGGTCGAACCAGTGTCAGTGCGGTCAAACTCAACAGGATTGAAGTTGTGTTCCCTGCACCAGTACCTGTACATATCACTCTGAAACAAGGCTCTTAGGGACAATATCCTCTTCGTTGAGATACCACCGTCAGCAGATACTATAAGGGTTTCTAGCTCGTGCTTTCGAGTGGTCATATACGCTGACAAGCCAATGGGGACTTGCTGGGACTTTCCTGTGTTGTAGGGTGCACGAATCAACCCATTGAGACGGGCGTTCATGGACAAGGCTTGTTGCTCCCAGTCATAGATACCCTTCTGCATCGTGTGATGAATCTGGGCTTGGGTAACCTTGAATCCATCTTGGTCAGCTAAACAGTTTTCGATAAAAGAATTACGTAGGTCTAACGAGTCAGGGGGTGGCTCGTGTCCTACAATGTTGACTAATAAGTCTGACCAATTATTCTTTTTCTGCTTTTGGCTCATAGGCTCGTTTGCACAGTGTGCACTGCACCTCGCACCGCTTACCAGTAGATACTTGCCCCACGCATTTAAATACTCGTGCTTTGTTTTTTAGGGGTACGGGCTTAGGTATAAAGTTTTCTTTCATTTCAGGAAATATGTAGCGTTTAATGTTATTTGAGTTTGAGCCGTTCATTCTCTTTCTCCAAGAATTCGACTTTAATCCTTAACGCAGATACTTCCTCTGTTAGCTTTAATATTTGACTTCGCAACTCATCCTTTTCATCGGATGAATCTTCTAATAAGTTCTCGAGGTTACGAACCCTATTCTTTAAATCGTCACGATACTGAATCGTGTCGCTATTATTGGTTTCGTTTTCTCTTTGCTCAGCCTTTATTTTAAGCCTAGCTTCAAAGAACTTCCAGACCCCAGCGGAGCCCAGTACAGTTGCGAGCGTAATAACAATTTGCGTGATGTTATCCATTTTTGTTTTTATATATTTTTTCTCTCGATAATCTGGACATACTACCGAAAGCAGCTATTATAAATAAAAGCCACCCATAGTGTGTTGGACTAGGGAAGCCTATGGTGATTAGATACATAACCGCTGACGCTAGATACACACCTAGACAAATCATAGAGGCTCGCACTCTACAATCTATCTCGTCAGAAGCAACGCAAATTATTTGATGGATACCCGACACAGCAGGTATCAAAGAA